GGCGGCTCGTAGCCACGGACTGAATGACCCATGGCGTCTGACTCAGCGGCAAAGTCGCCGGGGCGGTTCAACTCCACCCACTTCAGACCTTCTGGATATTCTTTATAAACAGGCAACTCAGCACGAGCCGTTAAGCGAGCCGCCTCCATCTTTTTGGCAAGCTCTTGGTCATACTCAAAGGTGCGGCGTACTGCCTGCTCCATGCTGACCTTGTTGAGTTGCTCAGGGCGAATGCGACCAGAATTTATGTCTTCACGCAGGACATCAAGGATGTGATCAAAGCCTAAGTCATATGTTGAGCCTGAATAAAGCCTTGTCTCTGGGTCAAGCTTGGCAACAAACGGATTAAGTTCACCAGCTCTCTTCTCAAAGCCCTGCTCTCTGGCCATCAATTGATATAGATTGTCTTTTAGCTCGGCAAACTTTGTATCACCCAAAATCTCAGCCTTCTGAATAGGAGGCATCTTCATAAGCATTTCAACTTCTTTGGGGTTGAAATCTTTGTTGCCTACGTGTTCACCCATGCGAACCAGAAAGTCTTGATCAAGCTTTTTCAGGTGATCGTTCATCTCAGTTCTGGCTTGATCAAGCTTAGCGGAAATATCCGCCATCTCCTGTATCTTGCCAGCCTTAGTGACCCTGATTGCATCATCGGCTAGGTTCTCCCACTGCTTAGCAAGCGCAGACTTGCCCATGCCCTCAGCAGGGTAGCCCTCTGCTTTGCGTGTGGCTTGCAGGTATTCCATGCGATCTAGGTCGTCTCGTAGCGGGGTGTGGATGATGCCCTCTTCAGCCAGCTTACGAACTGGGTCATCAGGCGTACCCATTTCCTTCTTGACGTAGTTGGTCAAGTTACGATCAACCCAATTGTTAAGAGCCACATCTCTTTCTAGTTGAGCTATACCCTCAAGTGTGTACTGCCTACGTTCTTCTTGCATACCTGCAAGCGCTTCTGGTGTGTAGCGTTCATGCATATGACGAAGCATCTCAACAGGATCATTGCCACCTGCGGTGTTGCGCTTAAGCCTGCGTAGGTCGTTCTCTGGTATTCCCAACTTCTCACCGCCACCTAGCCAATTGCCACCATAGGGCTTGACCACGTTAGACTGCGTGTTAGCGCCCATTCCCAAAGCCATCTCACGAGGCAAGCCACCGCTTTCTAAAGCGCCCTTGACGACTGGCTCCATGCGACGCTCTATAGCCCTGCCAGCCTGCTCTGCGCCCCTGCCTGCGGTTCTCATGGCTTGGGACGTGGCTGGGCCTGTCAAGAACTGCAATGCCACCGCCTCGGGGAGCACTGGTGGGATCTTGTATTCGGTCTCGAGCTTCTCAAGGAAGTCGCCTACGTCACCTGCGTACTCATACGCCAAGGGTTGTGTAGGCTTGTACATATTCTCAGCGATGTACTCCTCTGCGGCTTTACCGCCCTTTGTGATCGCTGTAGGGATAGAAGCAACAGATTGAACTAAGCCTGATCCTATCAACCGACCAGCTTGTAAGCCACCAGCAAGCTTCTCAAGCGGGGATCTGTCAGCCTGTTGCTGGCGCCTAAGTTGGGCGTCTCGCTCAGCCATGCGTCTACCTAACTCAAGGTTTTCCTTGGTGGGAACGCTTAAGTCAACGTCGCCGTACTGGGGCAGATCCATCGCTCTAGGATCTTCAACGAAGGCTGGTGGCTGAGCCGACCTGAAGTTTTTATTCCTGATATTCCCAACTCGTGGGTAGAACGCTGGTTCGTTTTTGTCAGCCATGGCTTATCCCGCTGAGTTGCTGTTGCCCCAATGATACCTTGGGTGTTGGCGTTCGTCCATCATTGTGAGTATGGGTTTTCAAGCTTCTTAGCCATGCCACTGTCAATAAAGTCGTCCATGTCGTAGTCGTCCCTTGGTGCGCCGTCAATGTCTAGCCACCCAGCGTCACGTAGGAACCGTAGCCCTTGGGTGCAGGCGTCCACGAAGTCGTCGTGCGTCGAGTCAGGGAAGCTACAGATTTGGGACACGAAGCCCTCAGCCCAGTCCTTGACGTAGCCCTTCCTGACACTGCTCTCAGGGATCCATACCCGACCTGCGGCAATGATGTTGGAGACGATGTTCAGCCTCTGAATCTTGTCAGCTCTGCCGGGATTATAAGCGCGCACAGGCAGATGGCCACGCTGTAAATCTTGTATTAGAGCTATGCCGGCGGACTTGTCCTCCACGAGGATTAGGTCTACCCGCTTCTTGTCCTTGCCCTCACCGTAGACCACGTCGTACTCCTCGATCACCTTGGGGCGTAAGTCTGGGTATTGGAGCCTGTCCTGCCAGCAGTCGATGATCATGGCGGACATCGGGCCATCGAGTGGCTTGAACACGCCAAAGGTAATGGCGGCTGTCGGATCGTTGACAGTCTTCTCCGAGCTGGCGCAGTCGTAGCTTTGTAAGATGTACTCGAACTTGGGGAACGCCTTGTTGGGCGCCCAAAGCTTAAACATCTCTCGCTTGACGATACCTGATTCCTCGGGGTCTATGAGCTCCGCGTGGATTTCCTGACGTCCTATGCGGGTTCCTTCAAAGGCGAGGATCTGTTTCTTGAAGCTTGGCGCAAGGTTTTCTAGGTTGACATAGGTAGATGCCGTGGTGAGCGCTACGTCGTCTCCTTCACGCCCTATAAGCTCTACGATCAGGTCTTTGGGACGTGGGGTAGTCGTGGCAATGATTTGCGTCCTGCCGTCGTCCTTCTTTAGACGCACGGCGAACTGGATGTTGTACCAAGCTTCGTCGAGGTAGTCCCAAGCGGCAAGCTCATCTAGCCATGCACCGTGGTACTGGCCACCACGGAAACGATCAGGTTCGCTGGCGCTGATACCTTTGATCAGGCTCCCGTTGATTAGGACAATTTCATGTAGGGCTTTGTTGTAGTCTCGTATCAACGCAGGTGGGATCACAGCGATCAAACCAGACTCACCTTCAAAGCATGTACCCCTAACGTCCATAGACGTAGGAGCTGACACGAGCCATCGGGTTTTGGGGTTCTCCCATGCCCACCACCAAAGCTGTTCAGCCGCGGTACGGGTCTTGCCGGCGCCTCGGCCTGCCAACATGAGCCATATTCCCCATTGCTTGTCTTCACCCCAAGGTTCACCCTCTGGTGGCTTCTGGTGATCAAAAGCGCCTGTGAGCCATTCTGAGCGCTTTGCAATGGCTATACGCCAGTAGGGGCTGGCTTTCTGTTGGACTTCTTTTAAGAGTTCCGCGGTAAGTTGATTGGCCTCAGCATCACTGAGGATTCTTGTGTCGCTCATCAATTGATCCGTGACATCTCAAGACGCTTAAGAGCAACATCCATCATCTTCTTAACATCCACGTCAATGACCATCGGATCGAACTCTTGTTCAGCCTGCTTGTGCTCACCGTACTTCTTAGGCGCCATGCGAGCGGCTGTCCACTTGCGGGTGTCAACCCTAAGCTTCATCCACTGTACGTAGGAAGAATCGAACTTGACCTCAATCACTTCACCGTTTTTGCCTATGACGTGAGCTAAATCAGGGTGTTGGTCAACGATGTCGATCAATTCATCAAACTGCGTCTCAGCCTGAAGTTCACGCGCACGTGCGTATTTGTCGCAAAAGACTTGATCGCTCACCAACCAACGGAACACCGTCGCCTTGTCTGGCATCTTCTCGTCTTTGCATATTTTGTTCAGACTTTCCCCTTCTGCTATACGTAAACAGATTGTATTGACTAGCTCATCCGTGTACTTGGAAGGTCTGCCTGTCTTGGTCACCTCTTTTGTTTGCGGCTTACCTGTCACATCGGCGACTGGGTCGCTGGAAAGACTCTTTGGTTTCTTGGCCATCACTGCACTCCTTTAACCCAAAGTTTAACGGATCTTTGTGCTCGTATGCAATCAGTCCTTCAATCCCCTCATGATTCTTCTATCCATGTCCTTGATGGTTAGCTTGAATTCTTTGTTTTGTTTCTCAAGGTTTGCGGCTTTTACTGTGGCGTGTTTCAGCTTTGACTCAAGCTCTTG